GTCAAATGCAGATAACCACATATCTAACTTTGCATTCAGCTACACTAATACGTTAGGCAAGGTATCTACCTTTGCGTATAACATGGAGAAAGAAGCGGAGGGTTACATGGTTATGTTCCCCTCGCAGATGCTACATCAGGTCTTTCCGTTCTATGAGAATGACGGAGAAAGAATATCAATTTCAGGCAATGTTAATATTGCACAACTACAAGGATAAAGAGAATGGCACGAGACGCAGAACAAATCGCACAAGACTACTCAGCAATGCTGGGCAGCGTAAGCGTTATCACTAACGTCATTGATGATGACAATGATTTCTGTAACGACATGACTACAGACGAAAAGAAAGAACGTGTTGGTCGTAGCAGTGGCTACATTACTCACATGAAAACCTTGGACGATTGGGGCGGCGAAGACATGGCTCCTATCACTGCGGCTATCACAGCAGCTACTAACTTTATTGCTGCATAATTTAAAACAGCATCAGGGTGGCCACCGCCGCCCTTTTGCTTATTTGATTTAATGTGTTATGTTGGCGCAACGCGATAAAACGAGCGAGGCTTAAATGGCGCTGATTGATCTTAACATTCCGGCTGGCGTTTATCGCAACGGAACTGACCTTCAAAGCATGGGCCGGTGGCACGATGCCAGCTTAATTCGCTGGCATGACGGCGTTATGCGTCCAGTCGGCGGATGGCGTACAAGGTCAGACACGGCGTCAGCGGCGGCCCTTCGTGGCATGCTAACTTGGACCGACAACAGCAGTGACCGCTGGATTGGTGTAGGTTCGTACAATAAACTATACATTTACAACGCGGCTGGCGGTCGATTTGACATTACTCCGGCTGGCTTAACAGCGGGCCGCCAGGACGCTATATCTTTCACAGGCTTTGGCGGTGGGACTTACGGGTCGTATGCCTACGGCGTTGCTCGGCCAGACACGGTTCGCATTCAGCCAGCTACAAGTTGGGATTTGGAGCCATGGGGCGAATATATGCTGGCTTGCAACGAAGACGACGGCAAGATTTACCAGTGGCAGCTCAACACCGGCGTTGTGGCCGCCGTGCTATCAAACGCACCAACCAGCAATTCGGGCTGCATTGTAACTGAAGAGCGATTTTTGTTTGCGCTTGGCGCTGGCGGCAATCCGCGAAAGGTGCAGTGGTCAGACCGAGAGAACAATAATCTATGGACGCCAGCAGCAACAAACGAAGCTGGTGATCTGGAGTTGAACACGTCCGGCATATTGATGAAGGGCGTGAGCGTATCGGGCCAGACTTTGCTTTTAACATCACGAGACGCCCATGCCGCAAACTACATTGGCCCACCCTATGTTTATGGCATTGAGCGCGTCGGCACTTCATGCGGATTGGCTGCAAAGCAAGCCGTTGCCGTGGTTGACCGTGGCGCGTTCTGGATGGGCGTCAATTCGTTTTACGCGTACACTGGCGGCGCAGTTCAAGAGTTGCCGTGCGAAGTTTCTGATTATGTGTTTAATGACATTAACCGCGGCCAAATTAGTAAAACTTTTGCCATGCCAAACTCAATGTTTGGAGAGGTAACTTGGTTTTATCCTAGCTCCTCCTCAACCGAAAACAACCGATATGTGACATATAATTACACGGAAGATACGTGGTATATTGGTGAGCTTGCTAGAACCACTGGCTTCGACCGTGGAGCATTCCGGCAACCTATGATGGTTGATCCTGATGATTACAAAATCTACGAACATGAGATTGGCTTTGACTACGGAACTCTAACGCCGTTTGCCGAAACTGGGCCGTTCCGCATCGGCGCTGGCGACAAGGTAATGAGCGTTACGCAAATGATTCCTGACGAAAAGTCGCAAGGTGACGTTAACGCCGTCTTTAAGACGCGCTTTTACCCCAACGGTACTGAGCGTGAATACGGGCCGTATTCCATGAGCAATCCGACATCTGTAAGGTTTACAGGGCGTCAGGTTCGCATGCGAATTGAGGGTCAACGGTTTTCCGACTGGCGCGTTGGTATAAACCGCGTTGACGTTGTTGACGGTGGGCGTAGATGACCCAGCAGAATAGGCCGCCAGAGCCAAGGGATAAGGATTGGCAAACTTGGGGCAGGCGCATGATGTCGTACCTGTCGCAAACTCGCTCTGCTTTGGTTCAACAGACTGGCAGCGAAAACGCGGCTGACGACGGCACGATCATGTGGGACAGGCAAAATCTGTATCCGGCTGTTAGTAGGTCAGGAGCGTTTAAAGAAATTGTATTAAAAAACACGGCCCCCGCTTCAAGCGTTGGCGTAGCTGGTGACAAAGCTGGGCTTATTAGTTGGGACGCTTCGTATATTTATGTTTGCACGGCGACCTTTGATGCCTCTTCACACATATGGAAGCGCGCAGCAATCACCGGAGGCAGCTGGTGATAGATAAGGAACTAGAGCGCTGCAAGTCTTGGATCGAGGCGGCTTTAAGCTACAGCGGCGGCACTCACGACTTCATTGACGTAGCTGAAGGAATATACAAAGGCACGATGCAGTTGTGGCCAACGCCCAAGGGGTGTATTGTTACTGAAATCGTGGTATATCCAAGAAAGAAGATTTTAAACGTGTTTCTCGGCGGCGGTGAATTGGACCAAATTTTAGATATGCACGAAGATGTAATAGAGTGGGCTAAAGCGCAAGGTTGCAATGCCTTGTCAATGTCTGGCCGTCCCGGTTGGAAAAAATCATTAGAGAGCCATGGCTGGCACAATCAGCATGTCTCGTACGTCAAGGAGTTTGCATAATGTCAGGCGGCAAAGGTGGGTCAACAACTTCAGAAGTTTCGATCCCAGAATACATTGAAGCAGCGGCGCAGCGTAATTTAAATAAAGCTGAGCGCATTTCGCAAATTGGCTACACGCCATATTACGGCCCTGACGTTGCAGCGTTCACGCCCATGCAGCAGGCTGGCTTTCAAAACACGGCTGATTTGGCTGGCGCTTACGGCATGGCAGCCCCATCTTCGCAGCAAGACATTATGGGCGGAATGGGTCCAGCAACACAATACGCAGGCGGCGTGCAAGGTTATTCCTCCGCCCCGATGTACGAGCAGTCATTGGCTGAGCTTGGCGCAAGACGCCCCGGCCAAAAGGCTTACATTGATAGTTTCTTCATTGATCCATACTCCGGCGGCACTACTGCTGGCAACTTCGCTCCGATTGATTATACACGTTATGGAACAATGGCGGGCGCTGAGCGTCAAGATCGTCAAAATGAATTAAACATTGCTGCGGGTGTGGGGCAATCAACTTCGCCCGGTGGGCAAGGTTTATATTCTGATCCCAATTATACGACATACGGGGGACACCGAGACGTGGCCCACGCTAATATTGACAAAGCGTTTATTGATTACGGCAAATCTATTAAAGCGGGAACTGCTCGACCAGAAGATAATCCTGCTTATAATGCTGGAGTGGCTGCGGCCAATCAAAACACGCCAATCACCTTTATCAGCGCAACGGGCCAAGAAGTTACAAAGCCAGCCTTTCAAATAACATCAAGTGACTTTGAGGGCGTAAGCCAAGCTGACGCGGGGAGAATGGCGGCCGCAACCATGTTGTCTGCTGGCATCAGTAATATTGGTGGTGGCTTTAATCAGAACGATCCGACCACGGGCTTTATGGGGGGTATTAGGGACGCCTTTGGTAACATTGTTGAAAACACAGCTTCCTTCCCAATCCCAACTCCCACAAGTTTATTGGCAGGTCTAATTGACAAACCTAATTCGACTTATGACGCAACAGGGCAATCCGCTTACTATGCGCCCGGCGGTAACAGCGACCAAAACAGAGCGTTGGCCGCATTAACTACTGCGCCTTCATTCTCAATTGGTGGAAACACTGCGGCGGAAACGGCAGCGATTAAATCCAATATTTCAGATGATGACTTCTGGGCTATGGCTGAAAGTGATCCGACTGTGGGAGCAGCGGTTACCGGCGGAGGCGGAGGCGGAGGCGGAGGCGGAGGCGGAGCTGATACGGGCGGGGGCGGTGGCTCAGTTCTCTGCACGGCATACGCGAGCATGGGTTATCTTCCAGCCGACATTTGGTCACTGGATACGCGCTATGGCATTAAGCGCTTTAGGCAGCACCCAGTCATGGTCAACGGTTATCGCTTG